CTATTGGTACACAATTGCGTCTTTGGTCTAACGACAACTTTGGGCAGGACTTGATCATTGCCCCCCGTGGCGGCCCGATTTTCTATTGGCAAGAAGCCAATGGCGTTAGCACCCGTGCGATTCTTCTATCAACTTTGGCTACTACGGCTGGGTTTACTGGAAGCGCCATACCTACAACTGTTAATCAGATCATTTCTTCTGAAGTTCAGCAGTTTGTAATTGCTTTTGGCGCGCAACCTTACCCCCTTACTGGCGCGGCTAACTTTAATCCGATGACTGTGCGGTGGTCAGATCAAGCTAATCCATACCAATGGGTACCCGCAGTGACAAACCAAGCAGGTGATTACACGTTAACCAATGGTTCCTATATCGTGGGTGCTAGGGCAACACGTCAAGAGATTTTGATTTGGACAGATTCTGCTATTTATTCCATGCAGTATGTGGGCGCTCCCTATGTATGGGGCTTCCAGCTCTTGATGGATAACACAAGCATCATATCCCCCAATGCCATGGTCACCATCAACAACGTGACGTACTGGATGGGCACGGATAAGTTCTATATGTACACCGGTACGGTAGCTCCACTGCCTTGTTCTTTACGCCAGTACATATTCCAGAATTTAAACCAACAACAAGCGTTCCAAGTGTTTGCCGGAGCCAATGAAGGCTTCTCTGAGATTTGGTGGTTCTATTGTTCTGCCAATTCCACAGTGGTTGACTCCTACGTAATATACAACTACTTGGATAATGTTTGGACTTACGGCACCATGGGTCGCACTGCATGGTTACAGACTGGCCTTCAACAATACCCTATCGCTGCCGATTACAACAACCGACTGCTTAACCATGAGCTCGGCACAGATGATAACTCTACATCTGCGACAGCACCGATTGATGCCTATATTCAGTCTTCTGACTTTGATATTGGAGAAGGTAATAATTTTGTATTCGTTTGGAGAATACTACCTGACATAAACTTCAATGGCTCTAGCACGGCTTCGCCTTATGTGACCATGACGGTCAAACCAAGACAAAACTCTGGTGCTCCTTATGGGGCTGCGGATACACCACAAGTTGTTAGCGCCAACAACTATTCAAACTCCAGCGAATACGTGGTTCAGCAGTTTACAGGTCAGGTGTACACAAGATTGCGTGGTCGCCAAATGAGCTTTAGAATTGAGTCAAATAGTATTGGTACGGCTTGGCAACTTGGCGTGCCTAGAATTGATGGTCGTTTGGATGGGAGACGTTGATGTCTACGGGAACTACAAAAGCACCCAACCTGCCTATTGCACCTACGCAATACGATCAACAATTTATGAACCAATTACTTAACATACTTCGGTTATATTTTGTACAATTAGATAATCCTGGCCCCTCTGCCATGTCAACACAAAGAGTAACTACTCCCGGTGCAACAACTACCGCACAAGTTATTTCTGCATTGAACTTCAGTGAGCCAGTACCGAGTAACACAACTCCCGGACAGATTACGCAAAGCATTAGTCTGCCAACTCAAGTAGATTATGCTGCTGGACTTCTAAGGGTTGGGGATATTTACGTTGACACGAGCGCGGGCAATGTGTTAAAAGTTAGAACTTCATAAGGGGCGATTATGGCAGGCGGATCAAATATAGGAACAACATTGCTTGAAGGCGCAGCAATGGCTACGCTTGGCCCCGAGATCGCTCCGGCTATTGGAGGACTTACCGGCTTGTCTGGTGCTGGATTAACCGCAGCTACTGGCGCTTTGACTGGCGCTGGAGTGGGTGGCCTTGGAGCCGCTTTGACCGGACGTAACGCATTGCAGGGCGCTTTGATGGGTGGGGCTGCGGGTGGTATTGGTGGTGGGCTTGGTGGCCTGATGAGTTCTGGTGCTCCTGTCGGTGCTCCTTCTGACTTCCCCGCCCCCGCCGCTGGTGGTGCTCCTGTTAGTACTGCGGCTCCTATAATGTCTCCCGGTGCAGCACAAGCTGCAAGTGACGTAGCCGATGCTTCTGCCTTTAATAATTACAACCCCAATGCGGCTCCTGTAAATACATCTTCGTTAGGCACGCCCGGTAATGTGGTGCAGAACCCCCAAGTGCCAATTCAGCAATCCGCAATGAACGTTGCTGGTCAAAACTTTGCACCTTCCGATGCAACCGCAACCGCTGGTGGCCTAGGTCAATACACTTCAGGCAATGCCAATTTTATGGGGCCACCCACACCTGACGCTTTGACAGCTCAAAGTCTTGCTGGTAATCAAGCGGGGTCTCCTGATTTTTGGTCTGGGTTTAAAGATTTTGCAACTAAGCACCCCTACATCACAGGCGGTGCGGCGTTGACTGCTTATATGGCCGCCACTGGCGCGTTCAAACCCAATTATCTCCCTGCATACAAACAACCTACCTATGGTTTGCAAGGGCTAGGTGCGGGATATAAACCTACGTTTGCTATGAAAGAAGGTGGCATCGCTATGGCTATGGGCGGGGTTCCCGGTCAGATGTATCCACAAAGTAGCATAAATGCCAACACATACGCAGCCCCAACACAGATGCCTACAAGTGCTATGGACTTAGCAGGTGTTAGATCAACGAATACTCCTATGGCTGGGCCGATTACGCAAAACATGGCTCCCGGTGGTTTGACCGCCGCAGGTGAAGATCCTTTGGGTGCTCCATTGCAAACATATCAGCCCACGTCTAATCCAACGTCAAATGTAATTCAGCAAATGGCTTCTAGATATGGAGTTCAGTTGCCCTCTGGTTTAGCGGCGGGCGGTAGTATTAACAGTCATTTAGGTGGGTATTCTGATGGTGGTAGATTACTTAAAGGGCCGGGCGATGGCATGTCTGATGATATCCCTGCGTCCATTGCTGACAAACAACCTGCTCGTTTGGCTGATGGTGAATTTGTTGTGCCTGCTGATGTGGTATCTCATCTCGGTAATGGTTCTACGGACGCAGGCGCTAAGCACCTTTATTCAATGATGAATAATGTTCGTAAAGCACGAACTGGACATACTAAACAAGGGAAACAAATTAAGGCCGAAAAGTACTTGCCAGCATAAAATGAATATTCATCAAGTACCGGTTGCGCATTGCGCACAGATATGGCCCCACGTTGAGGGCTATATTGCAAAGTGTTTAAAGTATACGGACGATGTAGACTTAGCTCAAGTAAAAGTGTTTGTATTAACAGGCGCTTGGGTTTTGATAGTTGCTGCGGATGATGCGGGTCAGATACATGGTGCAAGCACTGTTGTATTTGTTAATGATCCAAATTTTAGAACAGGAATTATTACGACTATGGGGGGTAGGGGAATCGTCTCTAAAGAAGCATTTGGCCCTTACCTCAACATTATTAGGTCTCTTGGGGCAACCAGAATACAAGCCTATGCACGTGATTCAGCGGCTAGATTGTATGAAAGATATGGGTTGTACAAGAAGTCTACGTTGATGGAAATGAAAATCTAAGGGGATATTATGAGTAGTGGTGGCGGTGGTGGAACCACAGGACAATCAAGTTCGTATGGTAGCTTAGCTTCTTGGGCCGAGCCGTACATTACTTCCGTGCTTGGTGCTGCGCAGAACCAAGTTTTTAATACAACCCCCACCGCTGCGGTACCCGCTGGTAACTATGACCAGAATGGTAACCCCGTTCAAGGTGGTGGATACGATGCCAACGGTAACCCAGCTCCCGGCACGGCCGCCGGTTCAGCTATCACGGGCATTCGAGGCTATAACGCTTACGGCACTGACAATGGTCAAGGCGGTCAATATGGCATGACCCAAAATGATCTGAATGCCGCCAATGCTTCTGTAGCTGGATTTACTGGATTGCAGAACCAAGCATTTACTGGCGCAGGTAATTTAGGTTTGCCCAGTGCTTATGGCCAAGCAGGTAACCTATACGGCAATGCTGCCCAAGGCGCGTTAAACACAACCGGTCAAGCTGGTAGTTACGGCTCAATGGGTAGTGTCTATGGTCAGATGGGTGCATCCAATGCTCAACAAGCCGCCAATCAAGCCGCAGGACTAAGTAACGCATACGGTCAAATGGGCGCGGGCTACGGACAACAAGGCGCTAATATCGGCGCAAGTTTGGCCCAACAATCAACCAATCCTAATACGCTTGCAGCGTACATGAACCCGTTTATTCAAAACTCTTTGAACCCTTCATTGCAGTTATTGAATCAACAATATGGTATGCAAGGTGCAGCCGAGCAAGGTGCAGCAACATCCGCAGGTGCTTTTGGTGGTAGTCGTGAAGCCCTGATGAGTGGCCTCAATCAGCAAAACCAAGACTTAGCTAGACAGCAGTTAATTGGTAATCAGTATTACCAAGCCGCTGAAGGCGCTACTCAACAAATGAATGCGGCTAACCAAGCTGCTTTGGCGGGTAACGCGCAAGCTCTCCAAGGTGCTGGTATTGGGCTTCAAGGTGTTGGTCAAAATATTAGTGCGGGTCAGCTAGGTCTTGCAGGGGCTAACACAGGTATTTCCGGCGCTCAAGCTGGGCTTCAAGGTGTTAATGCGCAATTGGCTGGCTATGGTTTGGCTGGTACTCAGGGGCAGAATTTGGCTAATCTTGGCACTGCTCAACTTGCAGGCCAACAAAACATTTTGAACCAGCAATCTCAGTTTGGTGGCATGCAACAACAGCAGAACCAAAACGTTATCAACCAAGCAATGCAAAATTACGCTATGGGTCAGCAATACCCCATGACGCAATTACAACAGTTGCAGGGCCTGATGGCTGGCTTACCTGTAGCCAATCAAACAACTACACAACAAACTGCCGCCCCTAACGTTGCCTCCCAATTAACAGGTCTTGGCGCTGCTGGTGTTGCCGGACTTGCCTTGGCTAATAATAATAATAATAAAGCCAAAGGTGGAACAATTAAAGCCAAACGATTTGCTGCTGGTGGTATTGCGGAGAAAATTAGCCGTGATGTAATGATGGCACCTGATAACTACTCAGCACAAGAAATTGATAAGGCTGGGCAGGACGGTACTATCCCCGCACCCGTCGCCGGTATTGCTAAAGCCATCCAATTAAGCGACAAAGCCAAGTCTGGCCCTCCCGTACAAGCACCACAATCAACTGTGGTTGATGACTTACAAGCCAAAGTTGCCCAAAAAGATCAAGCCGAAAACCAAGATAAATTGGCTGAGCTTGAGAACATCATCACGGTTAAGCTCAAAGAAGCTATTGCCAAGAATGAGCCTAGAGAAATCAAGCAATATGCAGAAGACTTGCATCAGTTAAAGAGCCTGCTTGCGTCTCAACAAATGACTCAACAGAACGCTCCGGCTCAAGCAATGCCTGTAGCCCCCGCTCCAGCTCCACAGGGTATCCAAGCTGCGGCTCCTCAGCCCGCCCCTGCACAAATGGCATCGGGTGGTATTACTAAATACTATGGCGATCCTAAAAAAAATTCAGATGAAGACCAAGTTGTTTCATCTGATCTAGGCGCTAGTTCAGCTACAGAAGGTTCTACAAGTGGGGTTGCTG